AGGCGCACCCGGCGTAGACGACGTGCGCAAGATCGCAATGCCGATGCCGTTCAATCAGCCATCGGCCGTACTGTTTCAACTGCTCGGTTGGCTCACAGACGCTGCTAAGGGCGTCGTGACGACTGCTGAAGAGAAGATTGCAGACGTGACGAGCCAAGCGCCTGTGGGCACAACGCAAGCGCTTATCGAACAAGGCGCAGCAGTGTTCAGCGCAATCCATGCACGGCTGCACACAAGCCAAGCTCGGGTGCTCAAGATCATTGGGCGCCTGAACCGCTGGTACTTGGACGACAACCCTGACGAGATGAGCGAGGAGCTCGGCGTCACCTCAAAGGACTTTGAGAAGAACTCGGACGTCGTGCCCGTTTCTGATCCACATATCTTTGCGGAGTCACAACGCTATGCTCAAGTTCAAGCCCTCGCTGCGCGTGCTCAAGCTAACCCTGATCTGTATAACCGCCTTGCAGTCGAAAAGCGCATTCTTAAACAGATTAAACTTCCTGACATCAATGAAGTACTGCCTGACCCTCAAGATGTTAAAGAGATGAACCCCGCGCTTGAGAATGTCGCCATGACGCTAGGCAAGCCCGTCGGTGCATTTCCTAGCCAAGAGCACTTGGCGCACCTGCAAGTTCACTTGGATTACGCAAAAGATCCGATGTACGGTGCGAACCCTATCATGGCGCCCGTGTTCATCCCCGCGATGCTCGAGCACTTAAAGCAGCACCTGACGTTGTGGTACCTGAACACGATGGACAAGTACGCATCTGATGCTTTGGGCACGCCGTTTGACATTCTGAAGGTGCAGCCAATCATCCAAGAGGCTCAGAAACTACTCGCAGCGAGCTCGCAGCACGTTCATATGGACACGCAGCAGCAGTTCTCAGGCGTGGTTCCCGTCATGCAGCAGATGATTCAGACGATTCAGCAACTCAAAGCGCAGCAGCAACCGACAGATCCGTCAGTTCAAGCGCTTGTGCAGACTCAGATGGCTGAAACTCAGCGCAAAACGCAAGCAGATCAAGCTCGCTTACAGCTTGATCAAGCTAAATTAGCTGCAGACACTCAAGCTAAGCAAGAGAAAAACATCGCTGACGAGCAGATGAAAGCAGCAGAGCTCACGCACGACGTCAATCTACTGACGCTTGAGCAGCAGCACGAGATGCAACGTCAGCAATTGCAAGCGCAGCAACAGCAACAACTCGCAGCACAACAATCCCAACCTCAAGCAGTACCACCCGAAGGAGCACCAAATGTCTGAAGCAATCAATATGCACAAACGCATCGCCATGGGCGGCGAAGGCGAAGCCAATCACCTTAAAAAGGGCGGCAAAGTCGCTAAATTCGCCAAAGGCGGCGCTGTTATGAGCGAAACAGGCGTTGATAAGCTACCCGCTAAGGGCGCACCTAAGGCGCCCATGAAAGCGAGTGGCGAAAAGATCGCAACGTACAAAAAAGGCGGCATGGCTGCTAAAAAAGGCGTTGGCTTGACGATCGCTATCGGCATTCCTGTACGCAAAGCAGCGGGTCGTGGTCGTTAACCCAGTCAGCGAGCTGATCGGCAAGATAAAAACACAGCGCTTAGAGCTTGCGCTGTCGCTTGCTGACGGCTACGCAATCAACATCGAGTCGTACCATCGAATGGTGGGGCGCTATCAGGGCTTGGGCGAGGCTTTGGACATTTTGGATGAAATCCTAACCGAAAAAGACGAGGATTTATGATCAAAATCAAAGAAGTCGCAATCAAGACGCATGATGGCAAGATTCACCGCGGCAAGCCCGGTCAGCACCACGACGATCTTAAAGTCGAAGGTCAACACGGTTTCATCACCTCAACTGGCGAGTTCGTAGGGCGGCGCAAAGCTGCTCGTTTCGCATTCCTGTCAGGTCAAACAACAAAGCTGCATAACAAGTTGCACTCGCACGATCTTTGGAAGTAGTACCACCCGCGCCGAATGGCGCTTTTAACTAAGTGCCGAATGGCGCTTTAAGGAGTAAGTATGAAGGACTTTGAAACGCTTGAAGAGGCGTTCCCGCAGTGCGTGCATGGCATCACACCGCTCGGCGCTCGTGTGCTGTTACAGCTCAAGGGCGTTAAAAAAGCAAGCAAAGGCGGCATCATCTTAGTTGACGAAACACGCGAAACTGAGCGTGCGCAGTCAATGATCGGCAAAGTGCTGGCGCTTGGCCCGATTGCGTTCAAGAATCGTGACACGTTATCCGAATGGGGCGAGGGCATCTGGTGCGCTGTCGGCGACTATGTGCGCGTGCCGCGTTGGTCGGGCGATCGATTCACGGTGCCTAACCCGAACGATGCAGATGATCAGATATCTCTACAAATACTTAATGACTTCGAGTTGTGGGCGAAGGTTGACCCTGACCAAGTCCTGACTATGAGGCAATTCGTATGACACCCACAGACAAAATGGAAATGCAAGTCGCTGAAGAGCAAGACGGCTCTGCTGTTGCGCAGTTGCCTGAGAGCGAAGCGCCTGAGCCTGTTGAGCTCGCCGAGGGCGGCGAAGTCAATGACTCAAACGACGGCTTAGAATCTGACCCTGATCGTGAGCAGATTCGTGCTGCGAGACGCGAAGAGCGCAAGCTCAAGAAGCAGATTCATCGTGAAAAGACGAAAGAGTCTAGCCATCTAATCAACAACTTACGCACACAAAATCAGCAACTTGCTGAGCGTTTAGCGCATCTTGAAAAGCGCACGTCTGGTGCTGAACTCGCTCGCGTTGACAAAGCGATCGATGACACAGAAGTGCAGATCGAGTACGCAAAGATGAAAATGCGTGAGGCTGTTGCTAACCAAGACGGTGACGCAGTCGTCAAAGCGCAAGAGCTGATGTACGAGTCGCAGCGCAAAGTTGAGTCGCTTAAATCTATCAAAGATCAAGCAACTCGACAGATGTCGCAACCGCCCAAGCCCACAATGAATGTGCCGGATCCTTCTGTGCAGCGCAACGCAGCAGCTTGGATGGAGCGCAACAAGTGGTACGACCCGCAAGCGAAAGACATGGACTCTGAGATCGCTCAGCGCTTAGACAAAAAGCTCACTGACGAGGGCTATGACCCCTCGACCCAAGAATACTGGGAAGAGCTCGATGATCGAGTCGCTAAGTACTTACCCCACCGCATGGAGTCCGACATGGGCAAAAAGAAAGACAAACCGAAGCATCGCTCAATTCAGACTAGCTCAGGGCGTGAATCTGCGTCATCAAGCGGCGGTGTGGACTTCAGACTTTCCGCAGATCGGGTGCAGGCAATTAAAGACATGGGCGCGTGGGATAACCCTGATCAACGTGCAAAGATGATCAAATCTTATGCAAAATATGACCGTGAAAACAAAAGGAATACATAATGGATAGCCGTTTAAAACGTAGTGCCGGCGACAGCCGCAAGAACCGCACTGAGCAAGATAGCTCACGCGCAGCGCCCGAAGAGGGCTTCCCGCTAACTCGTGAGCGTCGTCGTGCGCGTAATGAGTTTCAACAGACGGTGTTGCCGAATATCCCCGATATTCCCGGCTTTCACCTCTGTTGGCTCGCTACAAACAGCCAATACGACCCGATCCATCGTCGCTTCTCACTAGGCTACGCGCCTGTGCGAGCTGATGAGATGCCCGGCTACGACATGTACAAAGTCAAAGAGGGTGATCAATCGGGTCATATCATGTGCAATGAGATGCTGCTGTGCAAGATGCCGATGGACGTGTATCAAGACATCATGCTCGAGCACCACCACTACCAGCCGATGGACGAGGCCGACAAGATCCGCGTCGACCAAGAGCAATTGGTGAGCCAACGCGATCGTACAGGCAAGGCTGTGGGCGCTATTGAGGGCGGTTTGCCTGACGAAAGTGGTGTTAAGTTACCAACTTTTAATTAAGTTGCTTTACTTTCAGTAAAATAGTATTAAAATATGCTGTATACGGATACCCGCTTTGTAAAAAGCAGGTATCCAAACAAATTTAGTCCTAAAAATCACGTTATTCGGTGATTTTGCCTGTAGCTTTGAAGAAAGCGAAAACATTATCCCTTAAACCGTTTTTTAGGAGCATCCTATGAGTGCAACCTCTGCACCTTTTGGCCTGCGACCTGCGTATTTCCCAACAGGGTTGGAACGCGCACAAGCATTGGCTAATGGAATCACCTCTGGCTATGGCACCGCCATCCTCAAAGGTCAAGCTGTTCAATACTCGCCTAACGCTGGCGTTATTCTGCCAGTTCTTGACACCACAACCAACAGCGGTTTAGTCTCTGGCGCCTTCGCAGGTGTTGAGTGGACTGACACGACTGGTCGTCGTCGCGTGTCTAACTACTGGCCTGCAAGCACTGCATATGTTGCAGGTAGCTGCATCGCTTATTTCTACAACGATCAACAAATCGTCTACGAAATCCAGACCGACGGCACTATGGCTCAAACAGCTATCGGCAACGAAGCCAACCTGAGCAACTTTACTGCAGGCTCTACTACAACCGGTTTGTCGCAGATGACTTTGTCTGCTTCGCTCGTTGGTTCAGGTAGTGCTGGTCAGTTCCGTGTTGTTGATATTGCACCGTATCCAGATAACAACTGGGGTGACGCTTACGTCATCGTTCGTGTACAAGTCAGCAAGCCTCAGTTCATTTCAACCGTTAACGCAATCTAAGGGGAGATGACAAATGGCAGCTCCAATGAGAAGTACTGACTTCCGATCGATCGTTGAGCCAATCCTCAATGAGTGTTTCGACGGAATCTATGACCAACGCGCCGATGAGTGGAGCACAGTGTTCCGCGAGCAGATGGGCATTCCACGCAACTACCACGAAGAACCCGTCCTGTACGGCTTCGGCGCAGCTCCTCAGTTACCTGACGGTACTCCCGTCTCGTATCAGCAGGGCGGCGTGCTGTTCCTCCAACGCTATGTGTACAACGTGTATGGCTTAGCCTTCGCGTTGACCAAAGTGTTGGTCGAGGACGGCGATCACATCCGCATCGGTCAGGTTTATGCCAAGCACTTGGCACAGTCGCTGATTGAGACAAAAGAACTGCTCGCAGCTAACGTATTGAACCGCGCGTTCAATAGCAGCTACGTCGGCGGCGATGGCGTTTCGCTCACTAACACTGCACACCCGATCGTTAACGGTACGTTCAGCAACCAGCTCTCGACCGCAGCTAACTTGTCGCAAACTTCGCTTGAGCAGATGCTCATCCAAGTCCGTCAAGCTGTGGACAACAACGGTAAGAAGATTCGTCTTCAGCCGTTGAAATTGGTTGTTGCCCCCGGCAACGTCTTCCAAGCCGAAGTTCTGTTGAAGTCTGTGCTGCGCACTGGCACCGCTAACAACGACATCAACCCAGTCAAGTCGATTGGTCTGATGCCCGAGGGTGCCTCAGTGTTAAGCCGTTTGACTTCAGCCACCAACTGGTGGGTGCAGACTGACGCGCCAGAAGGCTTGAAGCTGATGATGCGCCGTGGTCTTGAGAAAACGATGGAGGGGGATTTTGAGACCGACTCCATGCGTTACAAGGCGACGGAAAGGTATACAATAAGCTGGACTGACCCGCGTGCTGTTTATGGCACACCGGGTGTTTAATAAAGTTATTGTAAATCAGTAAGTTAGAAAGTTTGTAATCTCTAGGATGCGTTATTGTGATACACTCACATAACCATCTTGGAGGTTCAAATGAAGAAATTACATGATAAATGCACTGTTGTAGGTTGTAGTTTTGAACATCATGCCCGTGGTTTATGTGCAAGTCATTATGCGCAGTTCAAGCGAGGCGTTACAGATTTTGATGTTATTAAAACTAGGTCAACGGTAAAAATTGATCAATGTATTGAAGAAAATTGTTGTGAGCCAGTAAAAGCGAAAGGGTTGTGTAAAGCACACTATCAGCGGCTTTTGCGTCACGGGCACACCAAGTATCGGGATAGAACAAAGCCTGCAAAGGAATGTTGTATCTCAGGCTGTAACCACGTTCTTTATGCAAACCGAATGTGCAGTAATCATTATCAAAAAGATCGTAGACTGAGCGTTTATGGGATTTCATTGAATGATTATTTTCAAATGATGAAAGATCAAAACTCAGTATGTAAAATTTGTAAAAAATCAGAATCATCCATTGATGGAACTTCTGGGAAAGTAAGAGATTTAGCAGTTGATCATTGTCATACAACAAATGCAGTAAGAGGTTTATTATGTGTTACCTGCAATAGAGGCTTGGGGTTTTTTAAAGATGACCCTGATCTTTTAAAAGCAGCAATAAAATATTTATCCGATTAACCCCGAGTGGTTCAAGCCACAGGAGTTTTAAAATGCCTCAATTCAGCGATGATTTATATCTAGGTACAGCTCAGACCTTCATGGGTACTGGCTACAATCCGGTTCAATCAGTTTTCACTGGTTCTATCTCTACAACTACGCTGACAGTCACTGCTTTGCTGTCGGGCGATCCCATTCAAATCGGTCAGTGGGTCGCGGGCGCAAACATTGCAACCCCGACTTACATTACGGCGTTTGGCACAGGCTCTGGCGGCTTAGGGACTTACACAGTCGCTAACTCACAAACTGCAGCGAGTGCGACAATTACAGCGTCAGGTAATAGCGTAATTTTTGATCCAACCAATATGGATTTGGGTGTTGGTCCGCTCGGTCGCATTTACGTTTGGGACGTTGTGCCTGAAGCTAAAGCGACCAATAACGTCTCTACTGCTGCAACTTACGCAGGCGCTGCTTCTGCCACATTAGCGGCAAGCGGCAACACTAAATCAATCGTTCGCGCTGACGGTACTTCAGTCGTGCAGCTTGATTGCCCGCGTGGTGTTAGCATCACAATCGGCACAGGCACGATTACTAATCGTAACGTCACAATCTCTGGCTTTGACTACTACGGTCAGTCAATGTCTGAGGTCATCGCCACAGGCACTACGCAGTCAACTACAGTAAACGGTAAAAAGGCTTTCTATCAGATTAGCTCAGCCACTGTCTCTGGCGCTGTTGGCGGCACTGTCGCAATCGGCACTTCAGATGTCTTAGGTTGCCCAATTCGATTTATCGATCGTGGCTACCTTGACAATGTGGGCTGGAACAACATTCTTGCAGAAGACGCAGCAACCACAGTAGTGGCAGATCAAACCAACCCTGCTACGAGCTCAACGGGCGACGTGCGCGGTACGCTCACGCCCTCTTCAGCGCCTGACGGAGT